AGCGGTGTCGGAAGTGACGAACCGGCACATTGACACAGGAAAGAACCTCTTAGTGAGGCTTGTTATGCACTTCACCTGTGTCGGGTGCTGGCCTGTCAAGCCCAAGTCTCACTAAGGGGTTTTTTATTTTCCGACCGTACTCCGCACGACAGCAAGGGCCTAACCCGGCAGCGCGGAAGAAAAGGGTACAGGTAAGCCACGAAGTTTGTGAGCCGGTGCAAATCCGCAAGAATCCTGCGACTGGCAGCACTCCCAAGTCGAGGGTATACGGTTTTAGTCCGTAGCATGGGAGTCCGGCACAGACCGGGGGTGACGCCTAGCCTGTCTCATACTCTGTTTGGGGTAGGGGGCAGTTTGGGTGACAGGTAGGGTAAATGCTAGGTAGAAAAGACTATAACTTGCGCGACAATGGGCGGCATGAGCACAGAACTACTTGAGAAGTTAAAAAGATACCTTGAGGTATATCCAAAGGCAGATCGTGAACGCTGGGAAGCAAAGCGAGAAAAAGCCATTACAGCTATACAAAAAGAATTACAAAAACACTCAGATGATCTCAAATTGTTTTCTGAGTTTTGGGATGCTTACCCTAAAAAACAAAATCGCCCAGACGCTAAAAAAGCCTGGCAACAGACAATTCTTGCTAGACCGAGTTTGTCTGTTCTTATAACCGCAATTACAAAACAGTCGCAGTCAGATGCCTGGTTGCGTGGTTTTATTCCTTTGCCCGGCTCTTGGCTGCGCGGCCACCGCTGGAATGACGAGACAGAAGTAAAGTTAGTCGGTGTCGTAAACGAGAAACCATGGCACGAAACCGCAAGCGGAATCGAAGCCAAAGGAAAAGAACTCGGTTTAGACCCATCTGCTTACAGAACCTTTCCTGAGTTTAGAGCAGCGGTTATGCAGAAAAGTATCAAGGCTGCATGAACCCGTTTCTGATTACAGACAATACCGCTATTAGTTTTTCTGGTGGCCGGACTTCTGCTTATCTGTTGTGGAAAGTTTTGCAGGAAAACAAAGGATTGCCAGACTGTGCGCGGGTGTTGTTTTGTAATACAGGAAAAGAAGATGAAGCGACTTTAGACTTTATCCATGCCTGCGAGACAAAGTGGAATGTGCCGATTGTTTGGTTAGAGTACCGGCCAGACTCCAAGTTTGAGGTTGTGGATTATGAGTCGGCATCGAGGGGGGGGGGAACCGTTTGAATACATTATCCAACACCGCAAGATGCTCCCAAATACACGGGCTAGGTTTTGTACGGTGGAACTTAAAATACGCACCATGCGCCGCTACTTACAAAGCCTTGGATGGGAAGAGTGGGACAATATGATTGGCATACGGGCTGACGAGCAACGCCGGGCCGTGAAGATGAAGCCAGATCATAAGAGCGAAACCCCGGTCATGCCGTTATATAGTGCTGGCGTACAAAAATCTGAAGTTTTAGAGTTTTGGGCAAACAATGACTTTGACCTGCAACTACCCGTGGTCAACGGAGAAACAATAGGCGGGAACTGCGATTTGTGTTTTCTGAAGGCTTTGCCTAAGATTTTGACCCTAGTGGCTCAGAAACCGGAACGGGCGGTCTGGTGGGCAAAACAAGAAGAATGGGCGGCTACCCAAACAATAGGGGACGGCAATAGGTTTAGGATTGACCGGCCACGCTATGCCGACATCCACAACTTTGTGGACAGGCAAAGTGATATGTTTGACGACTCAATAGAGTGTTTCTGCGGCGAATGATTCTCACAAAATACAACCGAGAGATCGCACATCAGATGGTGGATTCTGCGCCTGATGGTCATGTTATAGAGGTTAAACCCGCCAAACGGTCTTTAGAACAAAATCGTCTGTACTGGGCGATATTGTCAGACATTTCAGTACAGGTCGTGCATGGCAAAGCGTATGAGCCAAGTATCTGGCACGTTTATTTCAAACAATTGTTTTTGCCAGATCAGGTGCAAGAACTACCAGACGGAAGCCTGCACGTTAGCCCGCCGAGCTCCTCGAAAATGACGCTAGAGCAGTTTTCTGAATATGTAGATAAAGTCACACATTGGGCTATCGAGCACGAGGTAAGGTTGAGTGACCAAAGATGAAAAGCAGCATTTGTCACGAGTCTCAGAACTCGGTTGTATTGTCTGCAAGCGATTGGGATACCCTGGAACGCCTGCTGAAATCCACCACCTCCGCGCCGGACAGGGATGGGGCCGCAGTAGTCATTACCATGCGATTCCTCTCTGCCCCGAGCACCATAGAGGCAAGACTGGAGTTCATGGACTAGGGACCAAGGGCTTCCCAAAGCATTACGGGTTTACAGAACAAGAGCTACTAGAGGAGGTTTTAGAGCTATGCAAGCCATCGCAATAGCCACGGTAAATGCCAAGTGCATAGTGACCCTGGCCGCAAGCATTACCGAATATGTCCCGAGAGATGTGACCGTCTACCTGATGGGGAGCCAGTTGATCCTGCCCAGGCACAGGACGGTAAGTTTGCTCAATGAAGCGAGTAATTTTGGTGACGCTTATAACACCGTGGTAAAACGGGCTTTCGAGGAGGTGGACGAGGTGGTGGTTTGCAACGATGACATCGTGTTCACCCCCTACACCTGGCAGACGCTTGCCGAGGATGTTTCGGCTCTCAGAAGTGAAAATATCCCCCTCGGCTGGGTCGCGTGCCGAAGCGACTACGCAAGAGGATACCAAAATATCCGACTAGGCGAGGGCAGGATGGAGTGGTTCAAGTACGCCAGCGAGCACAAGATCCTAGAGACGGACATCATTGCCCCAATCTGCGCCTATATCCACAAATCCGACTGGATCGACTTTTTGCCCCTGAATTGGTACTCGGACGATGTGCAATGCCTGGATATGCAAAAGGCGGGAAAGCGACATTTTATAAGCCGGGCCTATGTCCACCACGTTGGTAGCCAGACTTGTGGATTTGACGCAACAAATCTTATAGAATCCGCGAAACCTGTTATAAAGGCACACCGCCCCGACCTCTACGATCTATGGTTTCGGAAGACCGACTAAGAAACTGGGCTTTTTACTGTATGTGGGGACACCTCGGTCCAGAGGTTCCCACTAGATGCGCTTCCGCTGAAGGCAGCTACGAATCAGATGATGTTTTTGAGGGCGAAGACCCCAAGTACGAACCCGACATTCTGGACGGGCAAATTATAGAAAATGCAATTAGGGTTCTCCCTGATATAAGCAGGCGGGTTTTGAAGGCAGTATACATACAGTATCCGTACCACCGAAAACACAATGTAGCGCAAAGACTGAGGATTTCCGTTGATCGGCTTGAAGCGGAACTCATTAGTGCAAAGAGGAGATTAGGTCGTGAACTCGAAAGAAATACAGCAGGGGTCCGAAGAATGGCACAAGGCTCGACTGGGATGCGGGACAGCATCACGAGCCAATGATATGTGCGCTGCCGAGACAACGGCGGCATACCAAAACTACTTTTGGCAGTTAGTCGCAGAGCGTGAAACCGGCCAGCAAGAGGAGTCCTACACCAACTCTGATATGCTCAGAGGAACCGAAAAGGAACCCATCGCCCGAGCAGCATACGAGGCCCACACCGGGACTTTTGTCAGCCAAACGGGATTCTGGCTCCACCCAACAATCGCGTACTTTGGCGCTTCTCCTGACGGACTGGTCGGGGATGACGGGCTCATCGAAATCAAGTGCCCGAGATCGTCAACACATTTGCGTTATAGACACGATCAAAAACCCCCAACACAGTACAAGCGACAAATGATGTGCCAGCTTGCCTGCACCGGCAGGAAGTGGGTGGACTTTGTAAGTTTTGATGACCGTGTTTCGGAATCCAAGCAGTTGTTTATTGTGCGGTTTGAACCCAAGCAGGCAGAAATGGACGAGATGCTAGAAAAGATTCAGCAGTTCCTAGCAGCGGTCGCCAAGGAAATGGAATGATCTACGACAACATGATAAAAATTGCGGTGTTAGAACAAGCGTTAATACAACTCATTTTGCTAGAAGATGCTCTACGGCAGGAGATGGCAAACGACACAGAAAACGCTGAACACTTTTATGAGTTGTTTTGGGAAACCATGAAACGAGGAGAAGAACGGTATGAGCGAATCACTAGCCATTAGTTTTACAGCCATGAGCGCACTTAAATTTACATTGTTTCTAATTGGGGTAGTAATACTCTCAGGGTGGCTTGAGTGGCGGCGTGGCTGATAGCCGCGATAGGGTTTGTTTACCTCGTGGTCGGAGTAAGTCTTTTGCTAGAGGGTAAACAGGGGCTAGGCATAGCGTTTCTAGGTTATGCCTTTTCTAATGTCGGACTATGGATGGCTGCAAGATGACACAGACCGAGTGGGTGCTAAAGGAAGGAAAGCGGAAATGGATTACGCCGCTTGACGCGTATTTGGGTTGCGGGTGCTTACGCCTGGCCGCAAGGATTCTAGACCTAAAGCGCGAGGGTTACACCGTCAGCAAAAAAACAATCCACAAAAATGGCAAGAACTTTGCCGCTTATAAAGTGAGGAACAAAAATGTACGACAACACTAATTCTGGGGTTTTGTTTAAGAACGAGTCTGAGAACGAGAAGGCTCCCGCCTACAAGGGCAAGATCAATGTGGACGGCAAGGAGTACGAGCTCGCGGCATGGATCAGGGAAGGCAAGACAGGTAAGTTTATGAGCCTGAAGGTTCAAGAGCCTCGCAAGGCAAAATCACCGGACTTTGCGGAGATACCAGATGACCTCCCCTTCTGAACTTACATCTTACAGAGCGGCGTTTTTAGTAGAGGAAATATCTATTGATCTGACCGCCCCGATAGCAATACTTGAACTACTAGCGGAGCGCGATACCACCAGCGTGTCATCAATTCTCTGGTCGATAAAGGATGTACTAGAAGAGCAGCAGGAAAAGTTAGATACCCTAACCGAGGATCTGATGCACACATACCGAAAACAAATGGGGATCAAATGAGTATGTTCTACGATGTCGATGCCTTTATGAAAGCCGCTGGTCATACCCCGAGCACAAAGCGGGTCGGACTTTATTTGGACCTGGTTCGAGAAGAGATCGGCGAACTAGAAAAGGGAATGGCCGACTACCACGCAGCAGAGAATAAACAAGACGAGCAGATAGCAAAGGCTGATGTCTTGGATGCGATCTGCGATTCTGTGTGGGTTTTAATCGGGCTGGCTAGGGTCATGGACCTGCCTTTGGAGTGGGGGTGGGATGAGGTGACGATCACGAATCTAAAGAAGATCGACCCAGAGCTCGGGTCCGTGATGCGGGACGAGAACGGCAAGATACTAAAGCCGTCCGGGTGGAGACCGCCGGATATGCTAAAGATCATCCAGCAGTTTGAGATGTCGAAACAGAGACTTGGGAAGCCCGAAATCCAAGAGTGAACAAGGAATATCTTAGGTCAATCTTTACCTATAAGCGTGGCAGGCTTTACTGGAAACCCAGACCCCTAGAGGCGTTTGCCAAGTATTCCGCTTATGTGATGTGGAATCGTAGGTACGCCATGAAGCCTGCTGGCTCCCCTAATAAGCGGGGATACATAAGAATCGGTATATACAAAAAGTACTATATGGAGCACCGTTTGGTCTGGCTCTACCACCGGGGTTGGTTACCGGATGCTCTTGACCACAGGAACGGGAATCCTTCCGATAATCGGATGTCTAACCTACGACCTGCCACGGCGATGGAGAACCGCTGGAACTCCAGGCGCAAGCAGCGAACCACCACCAATACAAAAGGCGTCTATAAAAGACCCAGCGGGCACTACGAGGCACATATCTGCGCCAACCATCAGCGGATACACTTAGGAACCTTCAAGCGGAAAAAAGATGCCATCCGAGTTGTCTCCCAAGCCCGAAGATCTCTTCACAAGGAATTTGCTAGGCACAGGTGAATTTGTTGCAACGCGAGAAGAACTTATGGAGTGGTGCAGGCAGGACTCTGAGAAGCGGTTGGAGGGTCTGGCTAGATATATCCTCGCAAAGCCCACAAAATCGGCCCGTAGGCGGTTTCTAGAAGAGTTTGAGGGTCGGCATGGTACAGATGTCACCGACCTTTTAAAAGCCAAAATTTTAGGACTTGTCCAGAAATAGCGCGACCTCTGCTTTGCGGCGGCGCACCAGACCTGCAAGTTCCTTGCCTCCGGCCTTGGAGTACATCAGGAACCCGTCAGCAATACTGTCAGGGGATTCATCGCGTAGGATTCGCTGGCGTAGCGTAGAGCGTTGGAAGCCGCCGACCCCAATGTTGTAGGATAGACAGACACAAGCGTCAAAAAGACCTTGACGCCCAGATAGATTGGGAGCAAGTCGAAGAACACCGCGTTCAAAACTGCCGAGCAGGTTCTTGAAGCGTTCCTCGATCTCGGCCTTGGTCCAAACTCTGTTGTCTGCATCTTTTAGTGGGTATTCCTTGCGAATGGGTCCATTATAACCGTCCTTACGGACCATCGGCAGCTTGATCTGGTCGTGGTACAGGACTTCCCCGTACCCCACGGTCCAAAGGTGGGCGGGGCAGAGATAGGGCTTATCCCTGTACCCCTCAAACAGGTGCATCACATGGATGCCTTTGTCCGAAGTCTTCACTTCTTGGACCAGCCTCTAGAACCGAACCAGAATCCGATAATTCCACCCAGCATCGCCATCTCGTCCTCGGAAAAGATAAGGTCGGTAGCGGCGATAAACTGATCCACGGTCAGGGCTCCCAGACCCTGCTTAAAGAGCAGGAAGTAGACCAGACCCATGTTGATCAGCACGAGCTCTAGAACAAAGATATAGGTGACGGTGGGACGGACGGTGGCGACATAGTTGACCGCCCACTTGCTTGCCTTGTCCATGACCTTTTTGTCGTGATCCAAGGCGGCTTCGGTCATCTTGGCCTCGGACTGCATTGCTACCTGGTCGGTGCGGATCTCTTCTATCTTTGCCTGGGCAGCGAAACCCTGGGCCATCATCTGCAACTGCATTTCATTTTGCAGTCTAGCAAGGGCGATTTCGTGAGACTGATCGGACTTGTTCTGAAAGAAGTCTAAGACTTTCGGTAAGCCAGAGATTAACAACCCGCCAAGGGTAGAGAGTAAAGATAGCATTATAAAGCTCCAGTTGCTTTGAGAATTCCATACACGATTGCAGAAATGAGAAGAAGTCCTCCCCACTCCCTGCGGGCCTGCATACGGTTGCGGTAGAACTCATCGTTTAACTCCCGATGGTCTTTTCGTAATTGGTTGATTAGGGATTTGACTTCGCTGACAGCAGAGCGGCCAAACTCGCGCTCCACTTCTCGGTACATTGCCTGCTCGGCTTCGCGGATCTGTCGGATGATCCGGTACTCGTCTATTGCTTCCATCCACACCATGTCGCCACGGCGCATCATCTGTTGTTGCTTGCGCTTCCACGCAACTCGGGCTTTTGCTTCCTCGTCTAGGAAGGTGTTGACCTCCCTAGCAGTTTCCTTTATTTCTCGTCCGACTTTGACTGCTTCTTTTATACTGCCTAGTGCCGCCCGTGTAGTCTCAATCGGGTCACTCATTATCTCCCTATACTTTCTCTCCCCGAAAGTAAGCCTCTCCGTCAATCACTTCGCACAATTCTGGTGGTAATAATTTGCCATTTCTGAATGTTAGCACCGCAAACCCCGAGCACCAGTTCACCGGGTTGCCTTCTGTATATACAAATTGATCTCCGTAAGGTTCCGCAAGGGTTCCTGTGTCTACGCCGTACCTACGACCGTTGTAATCGGAATACGGCGTGACTTGCAGTTTGTGTAAGTGTCCTGTTACCAATGTCTTGCCAGCCTTCAGAGCATTGTTGTAAGTAGCGTGGACTCCGTTATGCCATCTGTGCTTAACGATTACATTCTCGTTTATGTCTACTCGCCAGCCTGTGTGCCAGCCTGGGAAGTATGAGAAAAGATCGGGGAAGTCGGATAACTCAGCAGCGTTGACAGCAATATAGCGGTGCAACCTGACATCGTGGTTACCAAAAGTCCAGAAACAACGAGCGTTCTTACTAGCGTTCCTGATCTCATCTAGGCGATCCTGGCAGGCTTCGATCTCCTGCTTTGGAGTTGGTGGATTGGTTCCCATCAGGGGCTCGTGCCGAGAGATACGAGAGCCATCAAATACATCACCGTTTAGGATGATGGTCTTGGGCTTGAACTCTTTTAGTAGCGTCACAAATGCTTGGTGAGCGACCGTGACTTCGTTGGGCCAGTAGTGGCAGTCGGAGGCAATGAGAACATGACCGTTATCCACCTGATGCTGGATGATCCGCTTGTTCTCAGGGATGATGGTTTTTACAACAGATTCTTGGGTGGCGTTAAAACTAGGAAGGCTTATTCCGTAACGCTTTTGGATGATGTCGCGTCTTTTGTAGACATTGGTTACATCCATCCCCAACTCTTTAGCTGCGTGTGCTGGACTGCCGAGCCTCTTTAGTGCCTCAATTATTAGCTCATCCGATACTTTTTTTCCTGCCACGAACTCCTCCTAATCGCATTTCGTCCACGGGCTCGTGCGAACTGGTGTCGTACTGACAGGCTAGTTTTACGGCTTCGGCAGGAGACAGCCCTAAGTGCATCCCCGCGATAGCGAAATTAGCCCCGGTTCCAATTGCCCAAAAGTCGTTCTTAATGCGAGCAGGAATGATGGTCCCCTCATATATCCACAGACCATCACTTCTGATCTCAAGAACGGTTACATCAGTATCGGAGTCCAGGTCACCCCCAGACTCCAATACTTGTAGCATTTTCAAGCATTTATCCCAATCTCCGCAAGCCCCGTATATAGAACCCTTGCCAAGTCTCAGTTTTTGCACGAGATAAAAGGAATCATCGCCGCTGACCATGCTATCTGCGGCAATTTCTCCCGTAGAAGCCTTGGCGGCGATTGTGGTCATTTCTTATGCTTGAGCCAATTCTGAACCGTGTCCAATTCGTATATACGAAAACCCGTCCAGATGATCGTAAAAAGGGCTGCAATGGCCGGTAATACTTCGGCCAGGGTTCCTATTACCGTGGCAACAGAAATGGCGTCTACGGCGTGTTTTGTAGCCTCTGTGGTCATGGTTTCACCGGCCAGGTAATGTCCCAAGGAAAGCCTGCCTGTTTGGGTAGATCGCGTAGGTTTTGACGGTAGACTTCCCAGATGCCAGGGATATTCTGGTTTAGTTCTAGGTTCTTAATGACTACCCAGTCTGTTTCTGCAAGCCTAGCATCACGAGTGGAGCGTACAGCCTCGGCCTGTTGTGCATCCAGCGCAGCCTTGGCTTCATCGTCCATCTCGGCAATCGACCATTTCCACACCCAGTTGCCTCCAACCTGCTCTACACCGTCTTTAAAAGCAGTTTGATATCGTGTCGTGGTGGGTGCTGGTGTCTCCAGAACAGGGTCTAGGCCGAGGTTGTTGACCAACTCTGGCGACCATGTTTTAGGAAAGGATGTGTTTGGGTTTTGGCTCCTGACTTGTCCTTGAGATAAGACTTCGCCAGTTGAACGTACTCTATACATGATTACTCCTTATGCAATTGCTAGGTAAATATAGGTTGCGTTGTTAGTATTTAACGCTTCGGTTGTTTCGTTTATAACAAATCCAGAATTAGCAGTATCAACCGCATCTTCGTTTGTTACTTCGGCAGCAGTTGAATTAAACTGCACAAAAGGGTCATCTCCAGCAACAATGCCTCTCGCACTATCAAATACACACCAATCACCTGCATCATCGGTGCGCTTGATTAGTACATAACGAGCACCATTAGTAAATCCGCAATTAATGGTTTGGTTGCTACCATTACCAGTATAAGTTCCAACTTTACTAACCCCAGAACAAGAAGCAAATAATAATGCAATGAATGTTTCGCCACTTGCGTTTGCGGCCGCGTTTGAACCAACATTAAATGTGGTTGATGATGCACCGTTAAAAATTGCTGTATTAGTTTGCGAAAGACTATTCGCGTTTGTTTTCATATAGGAGGTTGAATTACTTCCCCAAGTAAACCAATCTTCTGCTGTGCTTCTTCTTTTTGTAATAACAAATTCTGGAGTTACGCCTAAATTGTGACTGATACTTTGTGCAGACCCTGTACCCGTATAACACACCACATCAAAGAACCCAGGCGCTCTCTTAAACGCATGGATGACATGGTTGTTGCTGGTGGTGTTGGCGTTGAACTTACGAATGGTATCGTTACCTACCCAGACACCGGACATGGATGAGAAGGCGTTACCGTACTCCACGGCGCTGACAATCTGAGCATCGAATGAGTCTGCGTCTGTTGCACCAGCGTTGGTGGAGCCAGTAATTAAGAACTCCTGACCTGTCAACTGAGCGCCTGTATACATACCAGGAACTACGGTGTCGTCACGCTGACGGATCATCACAAAGTCAGGAGCAATCGTGGTATCAATCAAGCGATTGTCTACGTTAGTGCCTGTGTAGACCGTGGGAGTAAAGACTTTAGTGGCATCCGTAGGAGTCTTCATCGGCCCACGGCGAATGGCGATGTAGATGTAGGTCTCTCCGCTTGAATTTACATCAGCATCAACGTCAACAACCTTAAATCCAGTTGAGGTTGGTTGAATGTACATAACACCAACTTCAGCATCGGTATTATGAGGCTGAAGAATTTGTTGCTGCGCTGCTGAAGTAACCGGAAAACCACGCATATTGTCTGTGACTGTCCATCTATTTCCAGACTGTGTTGATTGTTTAATCAAAACCCATTGTGGTTCCCAACCAAGATCAATTGTTGGCCCAGTTGTAGACCCGTTGCCAGTATAGGAGCCACACTTAATTACGCTCTGATCGCCGTCATCACCAAAGCCACCTGCGTCATGGGCGAAGAGGTAGGCAACGTAAGTTCCACTATTGGCGTTTACAGTTGCGTCTGTGCCAAGGCTAAAGACTGTGCTAGTTGGAAGCGTGTCGTTCCAGCGAGTATCTGAGTCTGCGGTTGCTGCTGTGGTGTTAAGAACAAGATAATCTGTCTCTGGGTTGGCAGTATTGGCTCTGTGATAGACCTGCCAATCACCTGTGGTATCTGTGCGCTTGACGATGATACAACCGGGAACAGAGCCAAGGTTATGGCTGATAGTACGATTGGAGCCATTACCAGTATAAGTAACTACATCAAAAAACTTCTCTGCTTTTCTAAAAGTCCAGGAGCAATAGGTGGCAGCGTTTGTGTTATAGTCTGCATCGGCACCAATAGTAAAACCTGTTCCGCTAAACGCAGTTAAACCAGTAGATTCGGTTGCTTCTGCAACTGTTGAATTAGACGCAAGAGATTTGGTTGCTCCACGAACGGTGTCCGTAAATCGGTGTCCTGTTGCACCGCTTCTACCTTTTATCCAAACAAGACCGCCCTCACCAGACAGGTCTATGCCGTTGGTGATGGTCTGTGTAGAGCTGTTGCCGGTGTAGAGATACGTTGAGAAGACGTCCTCAACATACTGAGCAACTGCCGCAGGTGCAGTCATTAATCCTTTTTTAGCAAGCATTGGTTACTCCTTAGGCGTTGCCAACACGAGCACCATACACCTGTGTAGATACTTTCCACAGAACGATAACTGTGTAGCCAGAAGTGTTCAGCGTAGGCGCAACACCACCGTCAGTCTTCCACACCACACCAGAGCCACCAAAGGTAGCATCAGTCCAGGTGAGCGTGTACGCAGTACCGTCATCAACCATCAACGTTACTGACTCACCAGCAGCAAAGTTGGTTGCCTTCGGAGTACGGCTTGCACCAAGAGTGATCAGCTGAATCGTGCCGTTACCAGGATCAATCTCAAACGCTGCGCCATCAGAAATTGTGTAGACATCTTCTAGGATTGCACCAGTAATAACCGGATCAGTCAGGGTAGATGTGTTGATCGTCTTGTTGGTGAGCGTCTGGTTTCCCGTGGTCGTTACATCACCGGAAGCTGCGGTCGTAAACGACAGCACGCCCGAGCCGTTGGTTGCTAGAACCTGACCGCTTGTACCGTCTGCCACCGGGTAGCGGATGCCAGAAAGTGTAGCGGTGTTGGACGCAACAAAGTTTCCGGACACCGTCAGCGGATCGCCAGAAGCACCGGTCTGGAACTCCTTGAGGTGAACCATGAGCTCACGGATGGCGTTGTTGATACCAGAGGGAGCACAACCCTCGTCAATGTTAATACTCTCGATATCGGTGTTTAACGCGTTTGTCGTTGAGTATTCCGAAATCTTGGTCTTGGGCATTTGTTACTCCGTTATTGTTGAAACTGTGGGGCTAGTGTTGGGGCGACCCTTCTAGTTGCCTGTCCAATTTGTTGGGCAATTTCTGGTCGTGAATAAAATAACGGCATCGTTACTCGTTGCCCAACTGGGGTATAAGCTGCCGTCAGCAATCCTGGAAGAATTAAATTACCTTGTGATAAAAAATCTGTGGCTAGTCCTGCGCCACCTAAAGCGCCAAGACCAGTCAAACCTCGGAAGGTTGTGCCAGAATCAGGAACTTTTGTGCCAAACACTTCTTTTGCCGCTTCGCCAATATCTTGCATCCTAGCGGTTCCCTGTGCAAATGCAGTTTTTCTTTTTGATTCGTCTGCTGCCCGTATGGCCGACAACAGTTGATTTCCTGTAAAAACTCCACCTTCTGCGCCAATTAACCCGGCAGCACGATTAACTCTTACCATATCTGCAAATGCTGCGTTAGCGGCTTTAATTTTTCCGCTTGTATCTTGTTGTCCTAATAGGTCGCGCAATGCAAGTTGCATATCAAGCAATGCTTCTCCAAAAATAGCATTTTCACCATCTGAACGTGAATACTGAGAAACAAGTCTACCAAGAGAACTGTCAATGCTTTTTGCTTGATTGCCGGTCATTTTATCATTCTTGAATTTTCCAAGAATTTGACTGGTGGCAAATTTTTGAAGTTGGTTTGCTTTTGCTTCGCTTAGTACGCCAGACTCTGCATAACCAAGAACAACTTGTTTTATCTGATCTTCAAAATCTGGGGTTCTAGTTACTGTAATTTTTCCCAATACTTCATCATAGGTGTTGCTAATTTTTTTGTTTGCAAATTCAATAGCACCGCGACCAGTCATTCCTTTTGGAACTTGTTCATTTATGTTTCCAAGTGCGCGGTTAATCACGCCAACATTCATTTCTTCAAAACCACGGCGTTGAGCACCAGCTACAACATCACCCAATAATGGAATACTGGTTAATCCTTGCTCAATGCGTTGGACCGCTCCACCGCTTCTCTGTCCTGGTGTAATTTTTGAAACATCAACACCCGCTTGGCGCAAAGTTTCAATTTCTGGTCGAACTGCGGGAGAAATAAAACTTGCTATCGGCCTAGCAGCAATATCAAGAACGGGCCCAAGCGCCGCGCTTATCCCAACCTGTTTTGCTTTTTCTGTTGCGAAGTCGCCTTCCATGACTGGTTGTGTCAATCCAGCAACACCACCAGATGCGGCTGCTTGAGCAACACGAGGAATCTGAGCGGCTGGAGCGCCAGCGGCAACCACATTGACCGGGCTAACTATATTCCCAATAAGCCTAGAAACATCGAACCCTTCGCGGCCAGCTAATTTGCGTTGGGCTTGATACATGGCCTCGCGGCGTTTCATGTCCGCTTCAAATTCTTCTCGCTCTGCACGAATTGCTTTAGCAAGACCAGTTTCCGGCGCTAGACCACCTAATGAAGTAACGTATTCAGCGCCACGGCGAAAAGCCTGCCGGACACCTTCAATTGGGTCTAAAGCGCCTCTAGCAATACCAACAGATATGTCTTCAACTTGTTGATACAGGCTACGCTCTGGGGCGGCTTGTTCAGGCTGTTCTAATTCTTGAGCGCGAAGCCTTGCTTTTGCTAGTGCAATGGCTTTCTGTTGCTCTAATGTCATTTGCTCTGCCATAACGCCCTTTCTGCTGGGTCCATTAAATTCCAAAGGTTTTGTGGAACTCCTGGTGGTGCTTTACCGGCTGCGCTAGGCGTTGGTGCTGGTTGCGTTGTGGCTGGTTGCGGTGGTGCTGGCGCTCTTGCTGGAGCAACACTTGGGGCTGCACGCCCAGCGGTAATGTAAGATGATTCTAATAGGTTTTGCAACCGCGCTTGTTTATCTTTTACGGTTGCGGCATCGTCAGAAAGTTGCGGGAAGTATGACAACCGATACCCCTCAAGCTGTTCTCTGGTGTACGCAGCGCCAGTTCCAAGAGTCAGCGCCGCATCTAACACATCGCGTTGTGCGGCCTCAACCCTTTGGCGGTCAGTTGTTGTAAGTTTATTGGACAAAAACTCAGAGCCACTAAGATAACGAACAACAGAAGGAATGGCCTCCGGACTTGCGGCTGGTGGATTTTTCTTAATAATATCTGACATCAAATCTAAGTTAAATTTAACTCGATTTGCAAGGAATCCTGCTTTGCGTTCTTCGCCGCTAGGTAAGTTCATAGCACCGGCTCTTGCTTTGGCAAGCACACCTTGCTCAATTTTTGACATTGCATCTGGGTCTTTTGACAAAATTTCATTTGCATCAGCCGTTCTATATAACCCAATAGCATAGTTGGCAAAATCACCAGTAAATTTGCCGCCAGAACTTACAATTTTTTCTAATCCACCACCCGGTTTTTTAATAAATACATTTTCACCGACCGTTAAATAATCTGGCCCTTTTAATGATTCTGCGGCTAAAGTTTGTGGTGACACTTTAGACAAAAGTTGAATTGCGGCTCTTCTTTGCTCTTCTGCCGCATTTATTGGTTGACCAATTCGTTCTGCAACCGCTGTTGTTGGGCCACCGCCGCCAGAAAGAGCCATAGTTGGCGTTACAACACCGCCAGAAATGTTTTGCAATTGCTGTTGATATTGTTGAATTGCATCTTGTATTCTGGTTTCTTGTTCTTGTTTGCGTTTTGCTTCGCCAAGTTGCATAGAAACAAGAGCGTTTCTCAGGGTTTGGTCAAACGCACCTTGGTAGGCTTGCATGGCCGGGCCACCTGCTTGAGCCACAATCTGCCCTAGCCTGGGCCTGCCTTGACCGCGCTGGCCTTGAGCACCGGCGACCATCCCGAGACCGAGTTGCAGGGCTGCTGCCCGTTGTGCTCGATCCTGTGCGGATGCCATCTGCTCTGGCGTCAGCAATCCTTCTGGAAGCCCGCCTAAAAATGAGAGGTCAATAGCCATGTCTGTACCTTATACCAATGAACGGGGTTGTACGCGAGGGGCGGAGAGGGCGGAAATAAGTGCTCTGTAATCAGCGTTTGCGCCTGCAAAACCACCACCGCCTGCCTCTTCTGGCGGGGGAGGTTGAACGAGTCTTGCTACATCAAACGGGCTGATGCCGCCTGGACTGAATATGTTTCCGACCTTTGGGGTCATACCGCGAAGCGTATCAAAAAGTGACAGGCTAGGAGCAACGGGAGCAAATGCAGTTGCGCCACCAAGTAAGTTGGTAGCGCCTACTCCTGCGGCGGTTGTTCCCGCTAAGTTTGCAGCCGTTCCAGGAGAAAATCCTGCCGCCACAAGATCAGCGGCTAAAGAACCTGCTGGGCGAAGTGCGGTTCCAAATCCTGCCGTACCAATTTGTGATTCAACGCCAGGAATGACTGGGTTTAGAGCAATATCGGCAGGGTTAAATGGCATAGCAGAACCAAGTTGACCAAACGATCCTAGATTCTGTCCTGTTCCTGTAAGTGCTCCGCTTAAAGTTTCTCCAACGGGTGCGGTAGGTTGAACGCCGCCAGTAAATAAATTTGATATGTCTCTAACGCCAGGAATATCACTAAAACTTGGCAAGTTGCTAGTAATGTCGCTAATGCCAGGAATATTAGAAAAACCGCCTGCTCCACCAAATCCACCTAAGGCTCCGGTTATTGCGCCTTGCCCAAATTTGCCACCACCGAGAACACTAGCACCACCGCCTAGCAAACCACCACCAATTACACCAGCGGCAGTTCCGCTTAAGCCAAGCATTTGACCAAAAGGAACGCCAAAATAAAACGATCCAAGACCAAGTGCAATTTGTCCTAGCGGGGAATCAAAGAATCCCTTGTCTTGTGCCTCTGTACGAACACGGTTAATACCGGCTCCGGTAAATGTGCCGTCAGGATTTTGGGTGAAGTAGGTGATTTCTTTGTTGCCATCACCGCCGGTAGACCACTTGTAAAAGCCAGGATTATTTTTATCCGCTTTAAGTGTTACACCCTGTGCTTCTAGGTCAGCGGCAGAAAATGAATTGCCAACAAAAGTTTGGGCACGATTCATCAGTTCGTTAAATTTACTGCCAGACTGACCAAGTTCGTAGTCTACGAGTTTATCTAGTCCAACACCTGTGGTTACATTGCCACTTTTGTTGATCGTAGAAATGTTGTAGTCGGTATAGTTTTGTGCGGCAGAATTAAGAAGGCTGTAAACATTGTCAGCGTAAGCTGAATTTGCGTAAGTGTCGGCAGCCGATCTAATGCCGGTCAGGTCTTGGTTTGGTGTGTAGGTTCCAGACTTCTGCGCTTTTAGTAGGGCTCTTAATTCAGCAGAATTTGCGTCTTTTTCTGCCGATCTTTCTGCCGCAGTAGCGCCTGAAGATTTAAGTGCCTTGATTTCTGCGCTTTGGGCAGACTTTAACTGTTGGCGTTCTGCCCGTTCTGCTTGCTTGGTTGCTTTATCTTTTGCCATTTTGTGTCCTTAGAACAAGAGTCCTGCCAAACCGCCAATTGCCGCACCTGGAGCTCCACCGATTGCGCCACCGGCAAGAGCGCCACCGACCGCTTGGGCGAACTGGTTGGTCTGTTGGGGCTGAAGGGCTTGGTACTGCGCCAACGGGTTGCCGTACACGCCCGAGAGGTAGGACTGAAGTTGGAGGTAAGGAAGTTGCTGTTGGAAGGAGTAGCGCTGCATAGCTTCTTGCAGGGGTTGGGAAGCGATCTGTTCCCGCGCCGCTCCGACCTGGGCAAGCGTTTGGCTCGGCAAGAACTGCTGAGAGTAGAAACTAGGTGCGGCTTCGGCAAGCGCGGCTTGAACCTTGGCGGCTTCCAACTGACGGTTGCGCTCGGCTTCGTAGTCGCGGTAAGCAATCCCTGCCGTAATATCCCCCAAGGCGCGTCCATAGCCCTCGGTGGCGGTTCCTAGGGCTCGCTCCATGCTCCCTGACCCGTAACGACCTGCGCGGCTGTAAAGGCTTGAAATCCCTGGTAAAACTTGTTGCTCAAACTGCTGAGTCAGGGGACGGGTAGCCGCCGCCATCATCTGCTGTTGGTATGGCGAGCCTTGCAGGAACGCGCCGGAAGTGGTTTGGCCCAAAGTCCCAAGAGACTGCTGGTAGGCTTGTTGGGCCTGCTGGAGTGCGGGTTGTGCGCCAGCCGCTAGTTGCTCCTGTTGTTGCAGGGCAGAAAGCGTCTGCTGGGACGGGGAAACATAGGTCTGCCCGGGGTACATCGAGGGCTGTTGTTGGAAGAACAATTTCTCCGCTTGCTGTAAGCCCATCTGCAAGTAGGGAAGGATGTTTGGGTCAATGACTGATTGCCCTTGTCCTTGTGCTTGGCGAAGTGCCGGTAAACCGTAGTCTGTAAATGCCATGTTGTCACCCTACAATAATATAAGCGTAAGTTTTGTTTGCCGTTGCGTTGGCATAATGCGAGATTGTTGCCTGTCCTTGCTGTTGGGCAGAGACGTAAATGTTCGAGTACGCCAACGGTGCGACATACTGCATGGTAGCGATGACCGACGGGGTTGCCGGTGTGTCTGGGCTAGTTCTAGTCGGCAACTGCTGAATACTCACCGCTACATCATCCGTTGCCCATATGATTTCCATGTAGTCATTGGCGTTTAGTTCTATAAAGAAATTCAACGCCGCAATCAGGTGTCCGTCTACACCGCCGTGGCTGTTTGGGACTGAGTACCGGCTGTTAGAGCCAGCGATATTCGTCCCGTTCTTGCGAAACCATATATCAATGTCGTGAATCTGGCTGTCCGTATTGACTAATTGGGCACTAAATTGCAGGTTATAAATCCCGTAGTTCCGCACGTTCATTCTAGAACTGTTAGACACATACACCCCGTTTGAGTAGTCCGTGGTGTTAAGCGTCATTGGGTACGCCGTGGTCGTATTGGCCGCCACCTGGTCAGTCGTGTCCTGGAAGGCTCCGTAAGGCGCAGAATCCGCTTCTGCCGCGTCCGAGAACGGGATCAGGATAATTTTGGAGTCTGCCGAGATCCGCTCATCGTATAGGGTCGTGCTCGTTGCATTTCCAGTTGCCAGCGTGATCGTGCCGGTGTTGTTGGACTTGCCGTTCATTAAGTTGTTGACCACCTCGGAGATCTGCCGAGGCGAACCACCCTGATACGGAAGAACCCGAAACTGCATTACCGCATCCCCGCTTGTTGGATGTCCAACTCCACACCAATGGCTGCCGACCACTCCACGCCGCTGGGCTGAACGCTTAAACGGTGGTAACGGCCCAGAGAACGAATACCAATCCGACCCTCAGAGTCGGCTGCCGTGTACGTCCCGAACGTCGGGGTTTCGTTCAACAACTGACGGGTGGCAATTGCCACGCTTCCCGAGCCGTTATCGACCACCGGCTTGGCAAGGGTGATCATGGACTTGCTAGAACCCGTCTCAAGGTCGCTGGTGTCAATCTGTCCGGTCTTGGGCTGGCCCGAGAACGTGATGATCTTTGCCCCGTCGTACCCGGCGAGCGTGATCTTTCCGCCAAGCCAGACACGGGAGTCTAGACTTGTTTCCAAAGCGTCAATGCTGGCGCTGTAATTGTCGAGCGATTCCAAGGTCGCGGTCGGGGTGGACGATGCCGCCACGCCGCTTGCGGTCGTGACCACATAACTCCACCGCTTTGTCGGGACGTGGAATATCAGAATCCGGTAGTCATCGTTGATGGACGGGTAGCCCCACATGATGAGGTTGCGCTCCGGGTCTACGGCGGCGCTCATGTTATTAAGGAGCGATTCTTCCAAATCCTTGAAAAACGTGCGGTTGACCTTCTCCGCACCAATAGCCGAGATCGCCGTTCCGTCACAAGCGTAGAACCCGTCATTACCTAGAAAGTAAGTAATGCCCTGCCATTGGATTACAGAATTAGGCTCATAACAGCCCAGATTGCGAGCGATATTGTCAAACTGGAAAATAAGAGGGCTACCGATATAAGACATTCGAACGATAGAGCGTTCGAGGAGAACAAGGCCGAATTCACCGCCCGTAATCCCTTGGATATTGCCGCCGTCAGGAATGTCCTGATAGTCAGCCTGAGTCGTCGCAGAAGCAGCCCAAGTAGTCTCATTTCCGATCCCCGACCAGTTGACACGAAATTTTGCGTCTGGATTATGCGCCGCAACAACAAAGTCTCGCACTACGGTTACAAACTTGGACTTTGGTGCATCCGAAGATAGGTTGGCGAAATTACCCGTTGTGGTCATGTCATAGGATTGCAAGGTGTTAGCACCGTTAGCAGCAATCAATTTGTTGCCATATTGGGTAAATCGCCATTTAGTCGTTGATGTGTATGTTGTGGCAGATACATCATCTAAAGAATAATCTGTGGTGTCTAACCGAAACAACTTTGTTGCCCCGGAAGCAAAAACCCTGGTCGTGCCATCTGTTCCTTGCGCCGCAACCACATTGTTTAGTGTCTCAGAAGCGGCTTGGGAATAATCTACCTCTTGCGGAAACGGACCATAACCCGTAAGTCTTGGGTAGACATTGCTGGCGTTGGTCAGCGCACCGATCACGCCTGGCTGGTCTGGTAGCCACTCTCCAAAATTTACCCTGGTTATTGCCATGAGTTGTTTCCGCTCGCTGTTTCTGTCCAGACATTCGACTGATCTGCAATCGGTGTCCAAGTGTTTGATTCATCCGGGACGTTGTTCCACTCCTCGCCAAACTTGTAGGCGGCGGAGGTCAATGTTCCCGTTCCTGTGATCTGCCCGCGCACGCCAACGGTGTACCCGGCGGCGGCAGTTAGCGTTCCAGCCCCCGTGATGTCGGCGGAAACCCGGACTTCGTAGCCCGCAATCGCGGAAAGACTGCCCGTACCGGCGATAAAACCGCCCACAAGCCGCTGACGCAAGCCGTCCGAGGTCAGGGTTCCAGTCGCCGTGATGGAGCCGTCTGCGAGGCGTATACGGTACGCCCCTGCGGAAACTGCGCCCTCTCCGGTGATGGCTGCCTCTACCCCCAAGGTGCGGGTCACAGAGGCGTCAAGCGTTCCTGTGCCGGTAATCGCCCCTGCGACTTGGTACTCGCGGTAAGCATCTGCGGTCAGGGTGGCATAACCAATAATGTTGCCCTCCACAAAGATCGGAAGGCGGTACTCTGCGTCTGCTGTTAGGTTTCCGGTCGCGGTGATGCTGGCTTGCGACAGGGAAATGCAGGTGGTTTCCAGCGTCCAAATGTTGTCATCTAGACTAAACGCAAGATTGTCAATGCTCGGACTAAAGTAGTCCAGGTGGTACAACGCAAAAGGACCACAGATTCCATCCTCTGACCAGTTGGAATCTAAGGTGAACGGTAGGTCATCAAGACTACCAAACCGATCAAGTTCCTCTAGCGTTAATGCCATCAGTCAATTGAAGCGGTCAGGCTTCCAGAAGCGATCTTGAGCACATCACCAGAGTCAATTGCTTTGGATGTGGTAAGTGCTGTATACATCAACAGGTTTCCAGAGGTAATGGCATCTAGAAGACCAATATGCGAGATTGTTCCCCAGTTGGCAGTCGCCTGTGGGAAGGTTACATCCGCAGATGAAGTAACAATACCGCCAGAAGCAGTCGTTACCGCTAGGGATTGGCGGGCATAGGAACCACCCGACACCTCGGTTCCCGTGTTGCCCTCGTCTGGGTTGGACGTATACAGCCCAACATAGACGGTCGTGGGGGAGGTGTAAGAAGTGTTGCGGAGAACGTGGTCGAGCAGTTTGTTCTCAAGATAGTTGGAGATTTCAGCCATGTTTACCTCGTAGAAAATTTCATTGCAATGGGAACACCGGAATACTCGGCCTCATCGTCCGATGTATTTAGATTGTTTACGGCGGCACGATATAGGTTTGTCCACAACTCTGTGCGGGCATCGTTCATTAGGTACGGCTCTGCCTCTACCAAGGCTCCGTAAAGCAAGGCATCTGGGCAGTTAGCCAAGAAAGCGTTGGATGTGTTGCTGTTGCTTAGAGCCGCGGGTTTGGCGTAGTAGAGCATCTGCAAGGTATAAGCAGCATCAGGAACAGGAGCAAACTCAAACTCAGCGCCGCGCATGGTGTAGAACACAGGTTTGCCAGACTCGGAAGCTCTAGCATCGCGGGTAAAGTTTGACGGGGTTAGGTAAGAGATCGCAATGCGTGGCGTTCCGTTTATAAACAGGTCGCGCATTTGCAAGAAATCAGAAGGTAATCCAACGGTAGAGTCGCCCGCAGTCATGGTAGCGGTGGCGGTCTTGAGCATCTGCCGGATACGGAGGTCACGCGATAGGCGCAACTCGGCAAACGAAATGAAGTTCGGAATCTGGCTGGTGAGGTCAGTCCTTCCGAGGTAATTCGCCACCTGTGTTTTCAGGTCGCTGTAATTCGTTATGCTCATTTGGTTCCTTTATAACGTCATGCCAGCCAAAGGTGTATTGCCCGACATGACCTATCTCGTTGCTTAATTCGTGGTCCACCCAGGTGCTAAACCCAGCGTCATGCGCCTTCACGCAGAAGTACACATCCTCGCCTAGTAACTTGTCCCCGGGGATGATTTCAAACCAAAACCACGGCTGCGGAGTCTTCTCAAATACTTCACGCTTTACCATCATCACGCCACAACCGATTGCTGTGACCTGTTCTAAACCTTTCTTATCCTTAGATGAGATCGGCTTCCAATGGTTTTCTTTCTTCTCAAAATCAATCTCTAGGTTCTTCGCCGTAGACCGCACCGGAATCGACCTGGTGGTGGCGTTGACACCGACTATGGGTTTGTTGTGCCGCAATAGCCGTTCAATCGTGTTCCTCGGGAAGCGCATATCTGCGTCTATCCACAAGATGTAATCTGCGCCTTCTCGCAAGGCTTCCTGCGCCAGCTTCTCTCGCTGGTCAAAGATCAGGGTTCCGTTGATCGTGTAGATCCCCTGCTCTCCATGCTTACGGAAGCGGGAGTCGTACCCACACATAACCGCAAGATCAAAACCTGTACCTATGGTCATCTCACCCCGTGACGGGATGCAAATGGCTACGCGTTCGCGTTTTGCCATGCTTTCTCCTCAGACTTGGCCTGGCCGTGTTCTCCAGGCTCGGTTTACCGGGTCATTGAGCCACTTCTTTAAGGCTTTCTGATCCGTGATGAAGTACCCCCGACAGAACCCAAGCCGATTCCATTCGAGGATTATTGAATCCGGTACGCTGCCGATCTTGGTGAGTTCGCCCCAGCGGGTGCGCTCATCGGTTGCGTTGTATTCTGATTTATTTTGCTCAACCCACGGCGTTACATCTTGGGAGGTCTCGATAATGACCCCACCTTCGCCGTCTGCGTAGTAATTTTTGACCGTTCCGTTTTGGACTTCGGTTCCGAGTTTCATAGATTCCTTGTGAATCTGGGACGGATTTCTCCGCCCCAGAATCTACCACAATTTACGCAATCCTACAATCAGGTTGCGCTCAGATCGAACACACCGCCGTGGGCAGCTTCGTTCTTAACTTCGAGAGTCAGTTCAGCAAGGATCTGAGTCTTCTCGCTGTCGCCGGTCTTAGCCAGGTCGTTCGTGGAGAACGGACGGAGGTAGTTCAGCGATGCGTACTCGGGGTCCAGGACCAGGGCATCACGCGAGCGCATAAAGCGGTTCGGGACGATCTGGAGAACGCCGAAGTCGGACTGATACAGGTCAGCGCCAGCCAGGATGGTGATTTGGCCGGTAGCGTTGCTGTTGTAACGATGCTGCGACAGACCCGTAAAGCCAGAGACAACCTGCTTCAGAGCGGGCGGGACCACGAGCAGGGTGGGTGTACCACCTGACGAGAACACTTCCTGAACGACTTCCTTGAGCATGGACTCTTGGAAGGTGCGGGTTGTGCCATCGCCACGGGTGGAGACACCGATGGTCGTGGGATCTGTACCAGCGGTCGTTCCCGAACCCTTGCTGGTGTTGGTCTTGATCCAAGACAGCAGGGAAGCCATCTTGCGGGCGGTTGTCGAGTTACCTTCGTCACGGCCTTGGTTGGCGGTGATGATGGTCTCGATATCGCGCTTCAGTTCTGCCGAAGCCTTAGCCAACTGGTAAGCCTTCTCAGACTTACGACCGGCCTTGTCAACAGCCTCCAGGGTTCCCGAGACCTGAACGGTCTTCTGGACGATCTGGGTGTAGTTGCCAAGACGAACTGTCGGCGACAGGGTAGCGGCGGTTGCGTCAGCACCTTCCACAGCCGCATTGGCGGTCGTGGCAGCACCGAGGGCATCCGTCTGCCACTCGTGGTAGACAGCAGTTGCGCGGCCCTTACCGATGGACGACATGATAGGCGTATCGGTGGGGGAGATGTCATAAATCATGTCGGAGAGGTCTTCACGAGCTCCCACGGCATCAAACCGGGTAAACGTAGGCATGATAAATCCTTATAAAAAGCGTTCAAATAAAGCCGCTGCGTCCCGAGCCTTTCCAGACTTCTTGAGTTGCAAGCGGAGTTTTTTGGACTGATCGTCCGTTTGCTGGCTTGTTCCTGTGCCTGGCCGCAAAGTCTTAGGGGCATCTGCCACCTTCTTTGCCGCGCTGGGCTTGGACTTCACCAGTTTGTCGTACTGCGCTGCCTTCCAAAGAGAAACCACCGCCCGGTGGTCGTAAACCTGCGACAACTCCTGATCTGTAAACCCGATGCTCTTTGCGTAGTCTCGGATTTCACGCTTCACCAACTCTCCCTTGACCTCATCGGCGTACTCGGGGATGGCGGCGGTGAGCCGCTCCGCTTCTTGACGGAGATGATGGTGTAAGAATTGCTGTTGCTCGGCTTGCTGTTTGGCAAGTACCGCCTCACGCTCTTGGCGTACTGCGGCAAGTTGCTTGTCACGCTCGGCTCTCTCTGCGACTTTGACTGCGTACCCAATGGGATCGCTGTCTTTTAGGGCAGATAAATCTTCCTCGGGTTGCTGACTGAGCATCTGCTCGATCAGTTGTAACCTTTGGGAATACTGGTCGCGCAATACCTTTGCTTCCTGAACCTTGTGCGCTTCGGCTTCGATGGCCTTGCGGGCTTCGGCTAGGGTTTGGGTTTTGCGGGTGTAATCAGCGGTGCGGGAATAGCCCTTAATGAGTTCGTCAAGGTCAACCTCCATCTCCTCGTCACCAGCTTTGACGCGGTATCTCGGGGTTTCTTGAACTTCCTCTTGGACTTCCTCGCCGTCATCGTCTTCGGACGCTTCGTACTCCTGAGTTTCCTCGGTTTCTGATGCCTCGGCTTCCTCGGGTTGGCCTTGCGGCTCCTCTGGACCCAAAAATCCTTCGAACGCTTGAGCAGCGCCTTTTACTGTAAGCACACTCCCTTCCGGGTTGGTGTTTTCCATGTCGACCTCTTAGGTTGTTAAAAAATCTTCCACCGCTTTTCCCTGATGTCCTTGCTTTGGGCTATGGACTGGAGTGAAGCGATAAATTCATCCAATCCCCGCAGTTTGAGTAGTGAACGCTCACGCTCATCTACTGCATCCTCTGCGGAGTTTAGTATGTTGCTAATATACAACGACCGTTGTGTTTCTACAACAGTCTTAAAAAGTTCGTCATTGAGCAGAGTTTTAGCCCTGCCCTCTTGGTTTTCTATCATCCGGGTATCTGTACGTTTCCTGTGATCTCAGCCCCGACCTTGGCTGCTTTGAGTTGGGCTTCCGCCTGGAACTCGGCGGTCTTGAGTTCGAGGTTCGCGGCGGCCTTTTCCCGCTCCAATTGGATCTGAGCGGCGGCTTTCTCGCGTTGCAACTGAATATCTGCCTGCGCCTTGGCCTTGGTGATCTCCAGATCGTTCAGAGCCTTGGCCCGGTCAATCTCCATTTGCCCCATAGCCTGTTGCATGATGACCTGCGTAGCGGGGTCTGGCTGGGGTTGTTGGGGTTGGGCAAGGGCTTGCTCGACTTCGGGGGTGATCTCGCGGAAGAACTCGGTTGAGTCCTTGAAACCCACGGATTCTATGTACCTACCCAGGGTCGCACGATACTGAGCTGGGGAGACAAACGGGTTGTTCATGCCCATCGTCTGAATCAACTGCTCCTGCTTTTGGAGGATGGCGGCGGTCATGGCGAACTGTTGCTCGCGGTTGCCGGTTCCTAGGCCCACATTGATGGAGACATCGTACTCGTTGCTCCACTCGCGGGGGTCGATAGCCACGAACTTGCCGTTTATACGGATAACCCGTTCCTTGTCTTGGTACTTGCAGAGCAGGTGCAGGATGTTTCTAAACAGGTCACGAACCCCTGTCTCGGCAAATACCCGAGCGATCAACTCAATCTTTGCCGCACCAGCGTTCTGCATCATTGCCGCCGCAGTAGCGGTAGTGTTTTGCAGGATGTCCGGATCAACGGCAAAAGATGCCTCTGTGACCCCAGTCCGTTTCTTGGCAACCTCGTCCATGTACCCGAGCATCGGGAAGGCTTGGTTGGCGACCTGCGGAACCACCAAGGGAGTGATTGCTTGGGGATTCTTCACCCTTACAACCCCGCCAGGCGTGACGGTGAGCATATCGTCTAAGTTCACCTGCCCGTCCACCACGGCCATGCGGGCGTTGTTGGACAGATACAGGTTGTCCAGAATCTGGCGGGTGATCGTGGACTTGATCATCTGCAAGTCCATCGTCCTGTCGGCAAGCGACTGCCCGAAGAACTTGTGGGGCATCGGAATCGGAGTAATGGAGCAGAACGGAATGTAGTCCGACTCCTCGTTCTCGAGGATTTCCTTGCCTGCGTACATGATGTGGCGCAGTTCGGCTATGCCGTCACCATCGTGGTCTACACGGATAAAGCACTCGAATACCTCAATCTCTTCCATCGCAGGGTCAAGGCTAGGATCGTCCGGCTGCTCGCCATTGCTGAAGCGGGCCACGCGCTCGGGCGTGTAGGTTAGTTCCTCGTAACTCGGCAGGTCCATCACCACATCCTTGGCAAACCCCATAGCGATGAGCTCGGAGCGGGTAGCCAGGCGGCGGTGGGCGCAGAACGGTGTCTCGGAAAGCCTGCGGGCCTTCTTGGAGATCAGGAACTCCTCGGGAGGAACATTCTCGATCTTGACCGAACCCTTCTTGTCGATCTTCTTGACCTTGACGTTGTACGAAAACACAGGAACCATCTGCGGAGCCGGTGGAGGCAGACCTTGCATTGCTGCCTGTTGCATCATCATCGGGTCCACGGGGGCGGGCACTTCCCCGATCTGGGTCTGCTCTTGGGACACAACTTCCATCTGACCATCGGCCAGCAGGAGGGCTAACTCCTCTTCCGACAGGTTCTCGTACTTCTCTACCGTGACATCGGTCTCATCGTTCCACCAGACCTTGATGATGCCGTTCTTTTGCAGGAGCGCATCCTTGAACCAGTCGTGCAGGACGATAACCCCTTGGTTGTCGTTCATCAGCACCCAGTTGGCGTACATCGTGGCCTGCTTGGCCTTGGGTTCGTCTCCCGGACCTTTGGGCTCAAAGCGAACCACGTCATCGGACTGCGTAAAGATGCGGAGCAGTTGGGGGATAGCGCCGTCAATAGCCTCTGCAACCTCGCCGGTCACGATGGTAGAACGACCCTCGACCTCGTTGCCATAGGCTTCGCGGTTGTAGTACTTGATGGCTTTGCGGCGTTCCTCTGTGGTCTCGGTGCTAATAAACCCGAGCGCATTGTCGATCTCATTGTCGAGGATTGCGCGTAAGTCGATTTCTTGCATCATACGATCCATTTCGTGTTAATCGGTAGCGGTTTGCCCCAGTTGCTTGTCACATTTAGCCCAACGGCTAAGTACCTGAAGGCATCGCTTCCGTGGGATGCCCAATCGTGTAAAGGCTTATCGTAAAAGACGTTTCGCTTCTCGTCATACTCTCTGCGGTAGTTTCGCAGGCAGTCTAACCCTTGCTTAGTTTTTGGGTGAAACCAGCAATTCGGAAGCATCCTTCTGACCGCCTGGATTCCATCGTCAACCCCAAGCCTGGGACAGACCGTAATAGAGAGACCCAGTTCTTGCAGTACTTCCTTACGGCTCTTACCTGAACCGAGTTCCCGAACCTCAACGTCATGCGGGAGGATGTGCTCTGCTTGAGTGTACCCATTATCACGAATCCACCTGACGTAGGCATCCAGCCCCTGCCCGTGGTTCTCGTAGAAGTCAATGAGCCGCCTCTCCTGCCCCACAACCTGACAGACCCAGATTGCCGTAGAGTCGCCAACCCCCAGATCCCAAGCCGTGTATGTCTTGGTGAGGTCATCTTTTGCAAACTCTTGAAACCTCTCAGGCGCAAGTTTGTTAAGGATCGCAGCATAATACGAACCTTCAACTGCCGCTGCAAAGGAACACTCGAACTCTTGGGCGTACTTATCATCGCCCATCTCTTTCTTGGCAGCTTCGAGTTCAGCTTGCGGAAGTATTCCCGTCTGCGAAGCCTTGAACTCAAGTAGCCTCCAGCCTGGTTCTTTCTCTGCTCGGTCTCGGAAGTCTTTGAAGTGGTTTGCACCCTTTGGGGTTCCTAGAAACAGAGCCCAGCCAAGCCGATCAGCGATAGCAGGGCGAACAATTTCGTTCCATATCTTCGGGTTTTGATCACCGATCTCGTCAAGAATAACACCATCAAAATACTGGCCCCGCAGACTGTCAGGATTGTCCGAACCGTAAAGTTGTATTCGCCGTCCGTAGAAGTCAACCTTGAGCTCCGAGATGTTGTGTGTTGCCTCTAGCGGGCGGGTGAAACTTACCAAGTAATCCCAGGCGACCCTCTTGGCCTGCCCGTAGGTAGGTGCGATATACGCAAACCTTGGTGCTTCCTTCTCGCATTGCAGGGCAGAGTGAATAAGTTGGTTCAGAGCAGCCACCGTCTTGCCCATCCTACGATGAGCCACCACGACTACAAAGCGGTTGTTCTCTACCGCATCGTGGATTTCTCTTTGCTGTGTTCTTGGCTTATAACCAGTCTCTACTACTACCTCGGTCATATACCCGTCACCACCTTGATGGTGAGCGGTCCGTTCTCTGCGCCCGTGACCTCAGTCCGAGCCAGTTTGGGTATGTGGTACTCGATTGCCTTCAGGTAGATATCGCAAGCCTTCTCAGGATTGGTCTTGGCGACCTGATCCATCCACTCTAGGAACTTCGGAGCGTTGTCCTCGGCCATCCTAGCGATAGCCTCTCTGACAGCCGCTGTGGCCTTATTAGGGCTACCCTTGGGCCTTCCCATGCCAGCATTGCCACGGTTTTGCGTAATCTCGCCTACTTTAGGTTCTTCCATGTCCGAATCCTTCCGGTTGTTCGGGATAAGTTACTTTGCTTTTGTGAGTATAACTTGCAGGGCATCTACGGCTCTCGGGGTTCGCAGGATGACTTCTTGTGGAGTCTTTTGCTCCAACATCTGCTGTCCGAGTTCGGATAGTTCGTAGCCTATCTGTGTAAGGTCGAACCTATCCGGCCAGTTTAGATACCAATGCCAGTCTGTGTAGTATAAGAATGAGTTTTCGTTAAACGCTCTTACATGAGTCGGGTCTTGCCAGGCTCCGTAAGATAAGTCGTAGGGGACATGAATATCCATGATCCCGCCGGGTTCTAGTAGTTCCTTGCAGTTTGTCATCGCCGTCACAAGGTCTGGGATGTGTTCTAAGACATCGTTTGCGATGATCTTAGAGAACATTCCCGGGCTTATAACGAACTCGCCTAGCCTTGTGTGCACACGTTGTCCCCACGGAACCTTTGTTATATCTAGTATCCAGTCGGGTTTCTTCTCGGGTTGGATGTCGGCGTTTATACAGTCCTTGCGCCAGTCCTTGCCAGACCCAAGATTTAACGTGGGCTTACTATTGTCCACAGTCCATGACCACAAATGTCGTGTTCTTCCATCTCGATTATATTGAACCGAGACTCTAGTTTCTCTCGCCACCAGGCGGGAGGTTGTTGTATAAGGTGTGCGTTCCTGCCGTCTGCTAGAGTCTTTACAGCAGGTCCTAAGTGGATGGAAAATAATCCGAAGTTGGTCGTGATTCCCTTCAGGTCATCTAGCACATTGTCTATAAGATCGGGCTCTATGTGCTCTAAGACATCTATACAGACTACCAAGTCAGCAGACCTAGGTTCCCCGTACTCAGGAAACGCAGGATCGTAGGGGTAATAGGGTTCAGGTTTCCCTAGACACTCCCACAGGACTTTCTTGCCAGCACCGTAGTCGGATAGCGACTTGGTTTCAAACCGTTCTATGGCTCTCTTTACAAGCGGGGCAAAGAAGTACGAAGCCTTCCCGTAGTTGGGATTCTTGTGTAACTCCTGCTGGAGCTTGCGGTAGTCCTCGGTTATGACCATAAAACCTTTGCTATTTCCTGGGGCGGTAGTATGTCAATCTTTGGCATAGTTTGGTAACTTGGTTGCCCGCCTTCTATAACAAGTCCCGGAAATCTATCTGTCAGGAACTTGGTGGTTCTTATCTCTCTTGCCCGGGATTCTAGTCCATTCTTAATTGCAATCTCGGAAAACACCGTGTCTATGTTGTGCGGGGCAGAGATCCCGACCTTCATCCCGCAAGCGAGCCCGTAGAGGATATGACTGCCCATCCTGTCGGAGATCATGTACTCGAACTCGTGGAATATCTTTTGAATCCTGTAAAAACTATTGCCGTCCAAAGAGCAGGCGCCTTTTAACCATGGGCACTTTAAAAGCGGCGCGACCTTCTGGTCCTTTACACTCAGCAGGACCGTGACATCGTTGTCCTTACAAAAGGTCTTGACTGCCTTGCTTGTATGGTCCGATACATCCCGCCAGGCGGTAGAATGGGTCGGCACATATAATGTTTTCCCGTTTCGCTCTGCTTGGATCGGGTGGTTGTCGTTAAAACTAAGGAATGGTAGACCTGCTGCCTGCACAGGGAACTTGCGATTTCTTATAACATCCGCAACCTGCTCGTCCTGCACCAGCATCCCAAGCGACTGAAAGCAGTTAGGGTCGAGAGCCCATTGGATGTCCCGATCCTCTAGATCCCACCAGACCCACATATGTTGGAAGTTCCAGCGGGGGGTCTTGTTTACAACACCCAAATGTTTAGCCAGCCACTTGGCGTAGCCGTATAAGTCTGTCTCGGAGCGTAGGCTTACCGGATCTTGTTCCACAGGTTATAAAAGAAGTCTTTAATGTCTTCCCAGATTTCTTTGAGTTTTGTCATTTAGTCTTCCTTCGGCTTGTAGCGGGCTTTGAGCCTTTCCCCGAGGGCTTTGAGCTCGCGGAGGTCTTCTTGGTTTTTCGGGACTTTTGCGGCCCATCGCTTGAATTGCATGGCTGCGGGTGTAGGCGCTCCGTTCTTGTCTGTGAGAGGGTGTCCAGCAGACAGGGCTTGGGCGGCTTTTCGGTAGATGAACTTGGCTCGGTCGTACTGGTCGCCTCTTGACGCACCCTTAGTTGACCGGACGGGCTGGCGAACACTACCGCCCTCAGCGTTATACCGAGCCATTTTCTGAGTAGTGCGAGCATTATATTCCTCGAATTTCTTGGCGGCTTCTTTGATCTTCATTTCTTGGCCTGAGCGCCACGCATATTAGCGACCAGGGATGGGTACTTGGTCCCCGTGGCCTTGGCGAACCGTTTGGCCGCTGCCTTTTGGTTCTTGGACAATTCCTTTGGTTTACCCAACTTTTTTGGTCGGGCTTTGTCCCAGACTTCTTTCATTTCTTGACCTTTCCGGGCAGTTTTTTCAGGGACTTCTGGCCCTCTTTGACCATCTTCTTGGCGACCTTTTGCGGAACCCCGGTGGCCTTTGCGACCTTGGGCGAGGCTGCGGCGGCAAACATTAGTTTGGCCTGCTGCTTAGATTTGAAGGGCATTGTAATCTCCTAGAAATGGTGGGCGGGGTGTGTACAACCCGAATCTCACTAAATGGGTTTCCCGCCCGTGAATTTTACAGGTATGCAGGCTCCTGTTGCGGCGCGGAAATTGCCGCTTTTTTCTGCTGCCTCGATGTGGGCATCTACATGGGTTATACACGCTTTGAAGTCGATCATCACCGGATCTGCATAAAACTTACACTCCCCGCCAACCATACAAGCAAATAGGACGGGGACCCACATATTAGTCTTCTTCCTCTTCCTCTTCCTCGGGCTTTTTGAACTCCCAGGCGGCGCAGAGGTTTTTGTCCGAGCACTTGAACTCCCAGACCTCGCAGAATCCCTCGCCTTTCTTTAGGCCAGGCATATCGGTCATAAAGTACTCGCAGTTCCCGCAGTAACGCATCTTGTCGTTAGAGGGGCCATAATTTGCCTTTAGGACGGCGTTGGCCTTGTTGGCCTTGTTCAGCCCCTCGTCAGCCATAGCCTCGGGCATATCGGACTCTAGAAGTTCGTTATCGGCCTTCTTCATCTTGCCCTTGGGACCGCCAAGCAAGCCAATGATAATGGTGGGCTTTTTCATTTCTTGGGCTTCTTACCGGGTTTCTTGGGTTTCTTGCCGTACATTTTGGACTCCAAAAAGAAAGACCCCCAGCCTTATGAGCCGGGGGTCCGAGGGGGCTTGAAGGATAGGCGTGAGGAGGACGCACTTATCCGCAGAAAATCCTATCCTATTTTTTGCAAAAATACAACACCTATTCAGTATTTTTTTTCGCCCAGTAGACCCACCGCATTTTTGGTCCGTTGTCGTTGGTGACTTCACGCTTTTCGCGCATCAGTCTTTGGGACCGGCATAGGCTGGCAAGCGACCCCGAGACAACCCCTGCTGCGAGCTCTAGGTTCTTTTGTATCTGGGCAAGCGTGACGGGTTCCGTAGATGCCGACACCAGTTCGTAAATCTTGTCCGTTGTTTTCATTCTTTCTCCTTCCAAAGTTTATAAGCCCCATAGGACCAGCCAATAATAAATACTAGAACCGCAATTTGTTCAGGCACGAAAAACACCTCCATTGTGTAGTTTTACCTCTCTTCACCCGCTTGCCGAGCTCTGACCGCTTCCACGAGTTGCAGGAGAAACAATGACTTTCCCCTAGAACCTTGGCCGCTGCCTGCTCGATTTCCTTCAGGGTTGGGTTGAAAATAGGTTTTGCCGTTTCTTCTAACACGTTTAAGCCTTCCCTCGGACAACAGCGAGTTTATGGCCTTGTACACCGTTGTCTGACTTACCAGGAACCTTTTGGTCAACTCCTCGACTGTCACCGGCTTTTTGCGGGTCAGGATGTAATCTTTCACTTTCTGCACGAACCAGCTCCCTGTAAACCTTCATCCTCTTTTCCAAGTACCCAGGCTTTTCCGACTCAGCCTTGGGTATATACCGAAAGTTTGGATCTTCAAGTCTGCCCATTGTCGTCCTCCTGTATTCCTCGTGCCCACTTGTAAAGTCCGTTGCTCGCGTTCTGGACCTCTTGACATAGCGCAACGATGGCGTCTCGATCCGGGTTGAATGTTTTAGCCATCTCACGCTGTAGCTGAGTGCCACACCTAAGTATCGTAACCACATGGTCGCTCTCATACACTATTCTTCTCCTCAAGAAAAAATAATAAACGTTATAACGGCTCCAATTAAAAACCATTCCAGCGGAGTCATGTGTTCCTTTCAATCCAATCCATTTTTGTGCGCCACACCAAAAAGTTATGTTTTTTGCCAAGATCCGCCATCAACTCAGAAACCTTTTCAACTATTTCTCCTCGTGCGTCAGGATGAAGTTCGTAAAAACTAGCAATCCTAACCTTCAATACTATGTCTTCAGTTACTGCCTCCACACTATTCATGTGTTCTTCTCCTTTAGTTTGTAATCCTTAAAAATTACCCCCTTGCTTGCGTCTCCGACCTTGCATTGCTTTACCCATACTCGCTTGCCAGTAGCCTTCATCACCCTCCAGTGACCTCGTCGGTCATGCAGGCGTGGGCTGGCATGAGTGCCTCCTTGCGAGGCGTTCTTTGCTTTACGGTCTCCAATCTCAACGGTTACCCAGTCGAAAGACAATGCGGGTTTTCCTTTTAATTGGCGTTTGCGGTTGATAAAAGTTTTTTGTGGCTGGCAGGTATAACCTGAAGAGATGTTAGCCAATCTACTCAGCGTTGCCAAAACCATACGATGAACTGGCTTTACATCTTCTAGTGAAATTTCTTTGTCTTTTTTGTAAATCTTAAATCCGTCATTTATTGCTAGGTAGGCATATGGCTCAAAATACTTTTTATGCCACATCGAGCATCCGGCAACAGTGATACTCCCAGCCCCTTGAGTTAGCCATAACGCAAAGTCTTTACCCGTAGTGTCTAGCCCAACAATCCCAGTCCGCTTAAATGGCAGGTTCATTACGATTTCCGCCGGAATCTTTAGTTTTTCCTTCGCATCCATCTGTCCAACATCAAACCACATTGCAGTCTCCGGCTCAGGAGATAATGTCACCGCCTTGCGTATCAGCGGTGTCATGCGTTCTTCTCCCGCAGGGCGGCTTCGCTGCTCAACTTGTCTCGCTTGAAATTGATGTCGCCTAGCCATGTTGCAGGCGCATCTTTGAATTGAGGCTCACGGACTTCAAGCAACGACAGCGCAAACTCAATCCCGTTGTAAAGCCCTTGCATGTACGGGTCATAGTTCCAGTTGCCATCGTAGCCCTGCACATTTCGCATGTGCCGCACACTCTCAATTCGCTCATCCATCAACGGCTGCGGGCAGCAATGGCCGCACCGAGGGCAGTCGATCACATGTTCTTGCTCTGGCTGTGCCAGCCTCTCGCGCAATGCGTCACGTAGCGGCACTCCGTCAATCACGGCGTGTCTCTCAAGATAGCCCAGCGCCTGCTGCATCAGTTCGCGGTCGGTCATATCTCAATCCTTTCCAAACCCTGACACATACGGCTGCCCGTGAGCCTCGGCCCACGCATCGCGGGCCTTGTGGTATTCATCGAGCAGGGTGCCCATCTCGTCCCAATACTTGTCCGCACCACCGAGCATGACACACTCCATGAGGATCGCGAAGCGGTGGCAGTAGGTGACGGCCGGATCGTTCATCTCCATCTCAAGAGGACGTAAAGGCAAACTTGTAACGCCAATGTCAGCCCACGACAATTTCACAGGCTCTTGTTCCGGCTGCGCTAGTGCTTGGCGTAGTGCTTCTGCGGCTTCTCTTGCAATTGGCGATGCCTGCCAAGGTAAACAATCTAAAGCCTCCAACGCCATCTCTGCTGCTTTGCGTAAACTCATAGCATCGCCAGCACGATAAAGCCCAGCACGATGGTCGCGGCGAATACCGTGTTATCAAGCAGCGAGCTCGGACTTTCGCTTGTCTTTTGCGGCGTTGACCAGAGCCAGCGCTTCTGGACTGCGCTGTAACGCGGCAAATGCGGATTTGAAGCTGGATTTAAGTTCTTCGACATTTGTGGACTCCTCGATTTGTTTAATAAATTTTTCTGGGTTGGACTGCTGGTGTATTGCGTTTTGGACTTCGTTGGCAGAGGCAAACTCTGTCCCGCCAAACCCTGCTGCGGCCAGAGCTCTTCCGATAGCAGATGTCTCGCAGTTCTCTAGTGCGCTTGTAGAGTTGATCTGACTAGCGCTACGAAACTCCTCTGCGTGGCCCGTAGCAACGATCCGACCCTGCTCATTCATCACAGAAGCCAGCATCACAACTGTCTCTGCATCTCGTGATATTAGAGCCGTGATGATGGACCAGTCTGGGTGTTGCTCGCGGAACTTCTGCACCCGCAAGGCTACGGTTTGGTATTCCTTGCCCCTGATATTTACAATTCCTGTATTCATGCGACCCTCCTGTTAAGTTGTTCATATTCTTCAAGCAACTGCATCAGATGTTTTATAGCATCTTGTATATCGCGCTCGCCACGAGCGTTATCCCTAATAAACTGGACAGCGCCCACAAACCTAGCGTGATTCATTTCTACATCGTGTTCCCACTCTTGGCGCTCTAACTGCTGCTGGTGGTGTTCATCTCCTCTCATTTGCCGCCTCCATACTGATTTTGATTTCTTTCTGCTGCTTCTCTAAATCTTCGTACTCTAGTTCCTCGTCTGTATTCCATTCGCGGTCTAGGTACTCTAGATAATCCATGCGCTCCTCGACCTTGGTGAGTTCGTCTTGCAACTCAATTATTTCCTTGCTCGGAATGTAGTCGGGGTTAAATGGTGCAAACATTTGCGTCCTCCTCAGGATCAGAAACAGTTTGTCGTGCAGTTATTCCCAAAGCAGCAGGTAGTGCATACGACCATCTTGCCATTGATAAAGTAAGTATTTGTCGTGCAGGCCCAGGCAGCGGTTGCAAACGACATACCGGCTAGTAATGTGATGATTGCTTTCTTCATGGTGATTCTCCTCAGATAATAAAATGTGGGTTGTTATTGATATTCCATGCTTCTGCAAATGCAAGAAGATTATTACGGCTTTTGTTAGTACGAGCTGCGCGAATAAGTGCAGATAATCCCTGCGCTACATTTTGTTCGTACCCACCTAAACGCCACATAACTTCAAGTTGACTAACAGCCTTGGTTTCGTTTTTGTTCATTTTGCGTCCTCCTCAGGATCATGGCGGGATGCCATGTAAGAATCTTATATCACCTGTATAAGATTGCAAGTGGAATATAAGAAAATTGACTAGGGGTTACACTTAGTTGTATAAACGCAACATGAGCCCCACCCAACGATCCCTGAAACTTCTACGGGACCAAGGTTATAAACCCTGGATAGTGGAGCATTGGAACCACTTTGCCCGTATCCGACAGGACCTGTACGGATGTATAGATATTTTGGCTATCGGAAACGGGGAAACGATAGCCGTCCAGACTACTAGCCGAGGGAATGTTGCGGCGCGGCAGAAGAAGATAGTTGAGAATGATTATTATTCAGAAATGGTGCGGTCAGGCTGGAAAGTGCAGGTCCACGGTTGGGGTAAGCTCAAAGATGGCTGGCAAGTAAAAATTGTTGAACTAAACTGATTTTGTGGTATCTTAGCGGTGTCGGAAGTGACGAACCGGCACATTGACACAGGAAAGAACCTCTTAGTGAGGCTTGTTATGCACTTCACCTGTGTCGGGTGCTGGCCTGTCAAGCCCAAGTCTCACTAAGGGGTTTTTT